GGTAAATAGTGTGAAGCTGTTTTGTACCGTTCTGGTCTTTTCTCGTTACGATAGGAGCACCGTGTACGCAAACGACCTGACCTGAATTGAAATACTTCGCAATAGCTTCGGAAGAGTTTGCGTCACCGAACAAGTCGGTATCGTCCTCACCGCCTGGTACTACCATAAATTCAGTGAACTTGGCTGTCTGTTTAAGGAAGGTGAACAGCTTACCGTTTGTTGCAGCATCTACTCCCTTGCCGTTAGCAGCATTCAAGTTAGTACACAGGAAGAATGTAACATCCAATTCTGCTATCGCTTCCAGCACGTCTGCATACTCCGTACCACCCATGTACTCGGTTGTTCCTCCCGTAGCTAAAGACATTGCTACAGCAGCAAGTTTTGTTTCTCCGTCTCCAGTCATGTTTACAACGAAGTTAGCAAGCATCTGTTTGTTAGACTTTGCCCAATCGAACAACTCCTGAAGAGTGGTAAGGTCACCTGATTCAGCAATAAGGTTAGGAACTGCGTCAGACAAGCTCTTCGCTCCGAAGGACTCACCCGCATCGTCCACACCCATAAATGAACCACGGTAAACTTGAAGTTTGAAAGTATCAGCGGTTTCACCAGCTACAATCTGAGCTCCGTAACCTACTTTCAAAACATCGTTCACCTTTACTCCGTTACCAACAATACCCTCGTTCTTACATTTCAATACCAAAGCATTGGAGCCTGAAATTGTAACCGTAAGAGTCGCACAGGTAGTTTTAGCAGCACGGACATAATACAACTTTGGAGCACCTGCTGACCCTTCAAACGGAGTGAAGATTTTGTTAGCTATATCGCCAACCAAACCTCCTCCCATAAACGCCAAGAAGTCCTCATAGTTTGTAAACTCGTACACAGACTTTAAGCCTTGTGAAAGTTCACCTTGAACTCCTGAACCTCCTGCAAACTCGTAAGCTCCGTTCATCGCCAATCCAGTGTCTATAATCATAACGTTACCAAACTCAGCAACATTTACGACTGACGTTGGATTATAGACAGTAGCAGCATACGAACCAGGTTCAATGTAGTTCTTGCCATGAAAATTAACAACTGTTGCCATAATCTTTTGTTTATATGAAATTATTTCAAATTTTACTCTCTATCTATACTTGAGCTTGATGAAGTATCATCGTTGTAATCAATCATTCTCATTTGGAAACAGAACTTCTTTGCTACTTCTTGAACTACAAGTTGTGGAACGTTATGTTCATATTTGAATGTCAAATTTAGAACTTTATGGAATATTGGAACAGGAGTCAAATCATTCTGCATCATTATATCGTTCCCCGATAACGAAGGTATGCGAATACCCATCAGCTCCAAATGAGGAACCAGCATAAGCAGCATACTTTTCAGTATGTTATACACTACGTTTACTTCAGAGGAGTTATTGCTTGTAATCATGATTTGATACGTACAATCATACATCTGGGTAAAGAATTGTTGAGTTGCTTTCTTCTTTCCGTCCTCGTCCAATATATCATCCTCTAAATATCCTTCATCTTCTCCGATAGCAGCAGAGCCTTGTTCAGCAGGAAGGAGAATGTGCATTGATATCATCTTCGCCACTTCCTGATTGTAACCGAAGTTCACAGATAAGTTTTGAGGCGTTAATATCATTTTCTTTGCCTGAACGAAATAATTGTACAAGTTCATCTTAATCGGCTTGCCTTCTTCATCCACGCCCAGTATCTTATACAAGATAGTTTCTTTGTCCTCCGTTGCGTGTTCTTTCAAATCTTCACGCAACAATCGAACTATTGATTCCAAAGTATTGTAAATTACAATCTCTGGCAAAAGTATTCCGCTCATAATATTGTTTCTAAATAGGTTGTTACTTCGTTTTCTACAATAGTCTCAACATCCGTTTTCTCCACTGCTTCTTCAGCTAAATGATACGGCTTGATACCCTTATGAATCCAAGACAATGGGTCGGAGTTTGCTCCAGCTCGTCTGAACGTTCCGTAGGTATTTTGAGAAGTTGCGCCATATTGAGCTTGTCTTTTCGTCAATCCTTCGTATATGGAATTGCGATGAGTATATTCATCGTATCTCGGATTGCTTGGGGTGGCTTCGATTGCTGCTCTGGATTGCGGTACGTCATAAGGAGAAGGAATTTCAGAAGCATGCAAACCTTTTCCCGCAGCCCGCTTTCTCATTATATCGTATATCTCTTGAGGCATCTCTCCCGCAAATCCAGCTTGTCCAAGAGTGCCTGGCGTACCGATACGGAACGGAATGGTCAAATACCAATCTCCTCCTTTATACACTTGCTTACCTTTCTTGTTATATACAGGAATTGTGTACTTTACCTTTTGAGACTTTTTGAAGCCTTCTTTCATGTCGAACGCAGAAGCTCCTTGTTCAATCATGTTTGGAAGAACTCCAGTCAATACAATTTGTTTTGCAAATCTTCCTTTATCTACCTTAATCAAATGTTGGGTATATTCAGGAAGTGTTGAGTTCAATTTTTGCTTTGCAAGAGCTTCCCAATTAGCATAGACTGCCGCAGTAACCGCATTCACGCAAGTCTCCGTAAGCATATCAATCGTATCGGCAGCTAACCCAAATTGGGATTGTAATCCTGAAAGGTCTATAACGATAGGTTTTGTCATACAGCAGTCCTCCTATTATAAATTCTACCTCTGTTCCAACCTATTGGTATAGGCAATTCTGAATTAACAAATTTGCTTTGAATTCCGTTGTTTATCCATACTCTGTTCTTTTTATCTTTTGACAATCTTAATCTAACTGAAGTTGAATGTGTTTTGCCATAAAATGGATTATTTTCTCCTGAATACTCATTACTTCTTTTCATATCCTTGTTATCCTTTCGGCATTACAGTATTTTCAAAGCTCTCTTCTCCGAACTTCTGAGCATCGAAGATATAATGAGCTTTCCTTGCTAACACATTTATAGGCATTTGCCTTAACTTTTCGTCATCGTAAGAACAGAACCTACTCTCACGTACTTTCATCAGCTCTCGATTAGCATCTATGACGTGATAAACAGGATAGTGAGCATACCTTATCGACACGCTCATATTCGGCTGCTTTTGATTCACGTCCTCTACTGGAAGGACGCTCAAAAGACTTTGGTCAAACACTATCTTGTTTTTATCAATCTTGTACATCTCCTCTGGGATAGGCTCTAATTTAGTAGCATCTCCCACGAACAAGAATACGTTTGTTACAAATAACGGCTCGTAAACAGGATAAGCAATCAGCTCCTTCTCGAATATCACAGGTGTGAGTATCTCGGAGTAATATGCTTCCAATTGGGTCAAGATAATTCTATCCATGAACCCAAGTTTATCAATTCCCTTCGTAGTTATCGAAGCTGTGCCCTGATTAACCTCACTCCAATTTTCATAACGCTTCTTGCTATCCATATGCTGAGCAATAAGCCTCGTCTCATGTCTATCAACAAAAAACCAGCCTCTTCCTAAACAATTCTTACAAGTGGAAAGAGCCTGGCCAGTTGCTTTATCAACGCAAGGACATCTCAAAGCTCGGTCAATGAAAGCGTCATACCCTTGTGTTTGTATAAGCGTTTCAAACTTATTGACATCCCAACCCACTCTCGGATTGACAGCTGCCGCAGGAGTTTGAAAGGCAGTGAGCTTATCGGTTATGATACTTTTGCGATTTTTGTTATTACTTTCCATATCAAAGCGTTTCAAATACAATGCCCCTATATTTAGATTTCAACGCAGGCATCATTCGGTTCATCTCGTCAACATATGTTTTGATACGTCCTGCAAACAATCCTCCCTGAGCACTTCTCGCTAATGGAGTATTTTGACTCACTCCGTCCAAACTTATCTGAATAGAAGTAATACCAATTCCATACAAAACGTCTCCGATAATAGCAAGAACATTCAATGCTGCCATCTTTGCTATGAAGTCAAATAAGTCAGCAGGTATCTTATCCCAACCTGTAACGTATCTCGTTCTCCAATAGTTAGGAATATAGGTTTGCCCGAACCATCCAAGATGCGGTGAAATACCGTTGTAGATCTG